GAAACCAGCGCGGACGGCGACACCGCCAGCAGGGGCAGTAGTGAAGGTGACGACGCCAGTCATCATGTCCACTGTCCAGCCTGAGATCTGCTCCACCATGCCCAGCGCCACGCGGACAGTTCCGGTCACGGGTTTCGTGATGGTCCTGACCCATGTCTGCGCGCCGGAGGTGTAGCATTTCGACAGTTGGAAGGTTTGCTGGCTGCCGGTCCCGGTGCCGATCTGCTGGTCGGTTGCGGTGATCTCCTGCGACGGCAGGGCAGATTTGTAGTCGGCCCAGTCCTTGTAGCGAAACCCGTGCAGGCGGCCGTTGCGTGCCTCAAAGAAAGCGACAACCGCCGCCAGATCATCCGCACGCCGGATGCCATAGGCCACATCATAGCGGCGACGGCTGTTGGTCCAGCTGGCGTTGCGTTCCTCGTCGCCCGAAGCCAACTCCACGATCTGCGTGCGCCGTTCAGGTCCGCCCCGGGCCCCGCGGCTGATGTTGTCGGGGAACCTGACTTGATGGAACGCCATCACATGCCCCTCCGGCCGAGGGACACGGCCCGGGCGATATCGGCTGCGACCTGCGTGCGCGATTGCCGGAAGCTTTCGGCGTCGCGGGCGTTGATCGTGACGGAGATGTTCGGGGCAGCGCTTTGCCCTCGGCCATAACCAGCAGCTTCCCGGCGCGACAGAACCCGCTCACCGCGCTGCAGGATTGCCGGAACCTCGTCGGGCTTTATCCCGGCCCAGCCGCCTGCGTGCATGCGCGGTGCACCGGCAAAGGCCATGGCCGGGACCATACGACCGGGTCCTGGTGATCCGACCATCCCACCCGCGTGGAGGATATTGGCGAAGATGCCACCCGCACCGCCCAGCGCGCCCGACAGCGCGTTGGCAATCGGGCCGAGGATGAAGCGCCGCGCTGCCAGCTTCGCCAGATCCGCGATCATCGAGGTGACCAGATCGCGGAAATCCAGCTTGCCGGTTTTCACGAACTCGCCCACGGCGTTCTCGGCGGAAGTGAAAGCGCTGACCAGCGCATTGCCGATATCACCACCAATGTCGCGGGCTTTCGCGGCATAGTCAGCGAGCGTGGCCACGGCGGCTTCCCATCCGGTCTTGGCCACTTCGGCCCCAGCTGCGGCGGCGGCACCGGCCCCACCGGCAGCGCGCCCGGCCTCGGTCATCGACTCGTCCAGCCGGTCGGCAGCGTCTGCGGCTCCGTCCAGCGCAGCCTCACCTTCGCTGCCCGCCCCCGCCACCGCGTCCTTCAGCGCCTGCCAGCTTTGCATCGGGCGCGCAGCCGCATCGGCCAGCATGCCGGAAGCCTCGCGATAGGCCTCTGCCCGGGCGGTCGCCTCTTCGGCCATCCCGGTCAGCCCGAGATCGGGCGTCGTGACATAGGTTTGCGCCATTGCCGCTGAAAAGGCTTCAGCAGCGGCAGTTCCAGCTGCAGCGGCAGACCCTGCAAACGGGTTATCGATCCGGCCCAGCGCCACGGGATCCAACGTACCGATCCGCACGCCACCTTCTCCAACTGCCCAATCAGGCAAGAGGTCGAGAGCTGCGTTCAAGCCGTTGATGAAGTTGTTGATCCGGGTGACCACGCCGTTCAGCATGGCTTCCACCCCGCCGATAAGCCCATTGGCGGCCTGGAAGGCGAAGTCGCCAATTGCGGAGGGTAGCTGACCCCAGATCGCTTTCACCGCATCATACGCACCCTTGAAGATGCCCGCTGCCGAGTTGCCAAAGCTGGTCACCGCCTCGACCGATGACTGCATCGCGCCATAGATCGTGGCCTGCAGCCCGGCCCAGTTGGCCTCGATCTTCGACCAGGCAGACGCGGCCCCAAGGCCGATGCGGTCCCAGACCTCGAGAGCCAGATCCTTTAGCAGGCCAATCGCAGCCCCGAACCCGCCCGCGCCTGCGACCAGCCGGGTGAACTGGAATACCAACTCGCCTGCGCCGACGATCAACGCGCCGATGCCAGTGCGGATCAGCGCGCCGCGCAGGATGACAAGGCCGGTGGCGAGGCCGCGCACGGACAGGGCCGCCGCTGCCAGTCCTGCCACCCAGCGCCCCGCCATCAGCGTGGCGAAGGTCGCGGCGTAGGTGGTCAGCCGACCAATGTTGTCGAAGAGGGCGTTGATGGCGATGCCAATCGGCCCGGTGCCGCGCGCCATGTCAGCCAGCGTGTTGGCGATGGTTTCCAGCGCCGGGGCGACCGCTGCGGTCAACCGGTTCGTCAGACCAAGCCAGATCAGGCTGAGCTTGGCGATGGCATCACCGGTGCGTTCGATCTGGGCGGCATCACTCGCGCTGACGGCCACACCAAAATCCCGCACATCCTGCGCTGCCTCGCGCAAGGTGGCCGGGTCAATCCGCAGGAACGCCAGCGCCGCCTTGTCGCCGAAGAGGTCAGACGCAACAGCCGCCCGTTCCGCTTCCGGCACAAAGCGGTTCAGTGCTTCCTGAATTGCGACGATGCGCTGGTCCAGCGGCAACGCCTGCAGTTCGGTGGCCGTCAGGTTCAAACGCTGCAAGGCCCCGACCGCCGATCCTGATCCAGCGGCCGCTTCCGACAACCGGGTGGTCAGCTTCTTTGTGGCCTGTTCGATCTCGCCCATCGACACGCCTGCCAACTCGCCAGCCCACGTCAGCACCTGCAGGCTTTCGACGGTGGTTTTCAAAGAGGCGGCCATGTCCGCCTGCGCGCCGATGGTTTCCAATCCGGACCGGACCATCGCCACACCAGCAGCGGCCGCCGCAACCGTCACCGCCGCCAGCGCGATCCCGGCTTTGCGGGCGAAGCTGGCCAGCCGGGTGTTGGCCAGTTCCATCTCGTTGGACAGGCGGCCAAAGCCGCGCGCCCCTGCATCGCCGATGCCTTCCAACTCGGCGCGCACCTGGCGGCCGCCTTCCGCCACGAGGCGGACGCTGACCCGTTTTTCAGCCATCGCGGCCTCCTTCCATCTGTTCGTTCAGCTTGCGCACCATGACCGCCTCGATTTCTGGCAGCAGTTCGGCGGCGATCAGGGTGTCGATCCCGAGGGCGCGGGCCACCGCTAAGGCCGCGCCCATGTCCCAGCCCAGCACGGCGCCGGGGATGACGCGCAGCTGGCCGCCAAGCCGACCGACCAGATCCCAGACCTGCCAGCCTTCCGGCGTTTGCGGTCGGTTCAGTCTTGCGGGGCAGTCTGGACAAGGGCCCGCGCAGGCCGCGCAGTACCGGTCGCCCGCACCGAAGGACCAGTCGGCGAGGGCGCGGAGACGTTTTTTTCGGCGTCCAAGATCAGGCCCTTGGCGACGTATTGCGTCTGGAATGCCTCGAAGACGGGCCAGATTTCCAGAAGGGCGTCGATCCCTTCGGGGGTGACGGGCACAATGTTGCCAGCATCATCGCCTACGCCCTGCCAATCCAGCACAGCACGGCGGGCGACGGCCTTTGCCATCGCGAGTGCCAGCGCCTCTTGGCTGGCACCCTCAGGCAGGGCCTCAATCGCCAGATCGGCGCGGGCTGACACCATCAGCGCGGTGGTGAGCGGCCCGACGAGTAGGCGCAGGCCGGGGGCGAGGTCCAGCCATTGCGGCGTAGCGGTCAGGTTCAGTCGGATCATGATCAGTATCCTGCGAGGGTGTTGACGAGAACGGCGGTGCACATGCGGGCGGGGCTGGTGGCCTTGGCGGCCATCCAGTCGAAGGTCGCCTGCACGCCCTGGGGACCTGCGATTTCGATGCGCGGGCGGGGCAGATAGACGGCATGGGCTGTGAAGGTGAAGCTGGCGTTGGCCCCGAGGCTGTAGTTGAACTCCAGTTCACAGGGCGTGCCGTCGATGGCTTGGGTGATCAGCGCCGTGTCGGAAAACCGCACCTCGATCCGGCCCGACAGGGCGGCCATGGCAGGATCGGCCCCATCGATGCGACCATCGCCGCGGATGGTCTCGATCCGGTCGAGGTTGTTGGAATAGGTGATCTCGGCGGAGACGACATTGCCCAAGGCCGAGCCGTTGCGTTTCACCGTGCCGTTGAAGTGGCCGAACCGCTGCAAGCCCAGCGCGGTCGGCGTGCCTGCAGCGGTAGCAACCGCGATGGTTTCGCCTTGGGCCACCAACCGCGCGGTTGCAGTCAACAGACCCGACCGCTGCATCTGCCAGGTCAGCTGATCCAGCACACAGCCGGAATACATGGCGAATCGGGGCACTTCGGGCATAGCTGTCTCGATGGCCATGCTGGGCAGCGTCCAGTTGCCCGACTGAAAGGTGTGGGTCTTGGGCGTGGTGCCGCTGGTGACCGGCTGGCCGAAGGCCGCCTTCAGCCAGAACCCGAACGCCTCGACATCGATTGGGATAACCACCTCGCCGTCGGCTGTGACCGCATCCTTGATCGGGGCCAGAGGATCGCGACCATAGCCCAGCAATTCGGATTCCAGCAGGGGCTGTTCCGAGCCGAGCGTCGTCCGCGCAAAGGGCATCAATCGGAACCCGCTGACCGGTGGGGTGCCGTAAACCGTCTCATACGCAAGCGCCATTTGCGCCCGCGCGCCTTGCGCACGTGCCATGGGTATCTCCTCGATGTTGGGGGTGTCAGGCCAAGGGGCCGGTGGTGGTGTAGTGCAACACAACGGTGATCACCGCTGCTTTCAGCGCCGCCGCGCCCTCGATGGGCAGGTCGATAGAGGCAGGGGCGTCGGGTTCGACCCAGTCGCAAAGACCGCCCAGCGTGCGATCAGCTTCCAGCTCCGCGCCGATGTTGGCGATCAGGTCGTCAAAGGCGCTGGCCCGGCCACTCCCAGCTTGGACGACGACCTCCAGCTCGGCGCGGTGCTGGTAATGGTAGCGTAGCGGCGACAGCGTAACTTCCGGATCGCCGGGTTGGCCGTCGCGCAGGATGATCAGCCCGGCTGCAGGGATCCGCTCAGGCAGAACCTCATCACGCAAGGTGAGCGCGGCAAGCGGATGCAGCCGCGCATGCAGCGCGGCGAGGATGGTTTCGCGAATGGTGGACATCTCTCTCACAAGTGTCTGCACCCTGTTGACGGATGCGGCATGACGCGCTAGCTTCACAAGTGTTCGCACCTTGTGGAGATTCGCGATGGTTTCCGAAAATACGACCCGGGTTTCATTCCGGCTGAAGAACGACATCCACGATCTGATTCAGAAGCTTTCGGCCGATGCAGGCATTGATCCATCCGCGTTCATGCAACGCGCTCTCGAACGGGCGGTCTATGCGCATCTTCCACCTGAGCGGCAAAAGGAACTGGATGATACCGAAGCGCTCTATGCGGTAGCACAACAGAAGGCCCGCGAGGTTTTCAATTCTGGTCGGTTCGATGAACACTTTACGCTGACTGTGTTTGGCGAGTTGATGACCGATCCGAAGGCCCGCGCGCTTTATGAGGAGGTCATCGGTGCTGACGCCTATACCGATGGCGCTCCCAAGAAGACGCCGCTGAACATGTATCTCGGCTGGTACATCAAGAACGCAATCGACGCTGAGCCATTGTTGGACGATGCCGGGAAGCCGCGGAGGGCATTCGTCAAGGATCAGCCCATCAAGAGCTACACGCTCTTGAAGTCGGCGAAATCCGCCTCGTCGGGCAGCGCTGCGTCACGCATATCGAGGAACTGAACCATGGCCGACCACAAGAAAGTTCTCGCATCGATTGCTGCTGCGACCGATCCGGCGAAACTTCGGACCCTTCGGGAAAACGCGCAGCGACTTGGAGTTCCCCAGGTGGATGAGGCGGCATTCAGACGGTTGGTCGAAATCCTGCCCGAAGAGGCGCCCGGCAGCATCGAGCACGACTTCTGGAAGACCATCCATGCCTTCGAAGAAATCTTGCGAGATGAACGCGGCAAGACAGTGAGGCTTTCGCGCACTCGGCAAAAGATTGACCGGGTCGGTGTGATGCGGACACTGATCGATTTTGCAGTGAGCAAGGCACCAACGGACGGTTTCAACATGCTGATTGAGCGCGGATTGCCGGAACTCACCGGAGAAGCACTTGTTCTCAAACACAACGGCCACTTTGAACCTGCGGTGTTGGAAGCAGCCAAGTCCAGATTGGAGGGTGCCGGGGTTGATACATCAAAGCTGTGGCCTCAGTCCTGATTGCTTGGGCATTGACTGACATCAGGGCGTTTCCCAGTTCGCTACGATCAGCCCCGGAACGCCGTCCACTGCCCCCTCGGCATCTCGCGCCAGATCCAGCCGCTTGCGCAGCTTGACCTGCGGCACCAGCAGGAAGATCGGCACTGTCGCCACGCCGCGTCCAGATTTGGATTTCGATGCCACGGCCCGGCCTTTGGAATTCAGCCGCCCCTCGGCCACCAGCAGGCTTGGGCCTCGGCGACGATAGATGAACCTCAGCCGCAGGCCCGTACGGCGTTCCCATTCGCCGGGGGTGATGCGGCCGCCTTTCGTGCTCTTGCCTGCCGCTGGCGTGGGGATCGCCAGCCAGAATCCATCCTTGGACCGGATCAACGGGCCGGTGTCATGCGCACCGATGATCACCGGGGCGTTTGACCAGACCAGCGCCGCCGCGTTCAGGCTGTCGCCCGATTTGGGAAAGCTGGCCAGGCGGATGCTGTTGCCAAGCCGCGTGCCAAGACCCGCGCCAGTGATCTGGCTGCGCCAGGCAGATTTCAGATCGGCCCCCGCTTCGCGCATGGCGGCGGTCACTGCCTTTTCCCCGGCGGCGACTTCGGCCTGCATCAGGGCGACGAGGTCTGGATCGAATGCGATTTTCAGCTTCATGATGGCCGCAGGTCCAGTGTCCAGATCAGGCGTTCACGATCACGGACCGGCTCCCCTTGGATTGTGAAGCTGTCGGCCCCGATCACGATCAGATCGCCAGGGCGGGGATCGGGCAGGTCGGACACACGGACATCCACCATCATGGTGTCGCTGACAAAGCGCCCAGCGCCGAATTCCGTGATCCGATCCGGGGCGCGACGGATGACGCGGATGGGGCGTTCCTCCGATGTGGTGGCAGAAATCCAGACAGCGGCCGCCGCCATGGACGGGTTGGCATAGACCCGGTCCATGGCGGTGGCGAAGACGTTCATGGCCGGTCAGTTCGAAGTGTGGATGCGGATCGCGATGCGCGGCCGCTTGTTCACCGGCAGGATCGAGGCCTCGGTCATCAGGTCGATCCAGCGGCCCTTTTCGTCGAGGTGCTGGCGGGCGTAGAGCGGCAGACCAAGGGTGTTGGCCGCCTCGAGCAGGTTGGCCGGGCCGCCGTAGGTGGTGAAGGTGTCCATCGTGCCCAAGGGGAAGGCGATGCCTTCGTTCGCGGGGACCAGACGTTCGGTTGCCTTTGTGGATAGCGTGACCGTGCCTGCGTATTCCTCGAACACGATGCCCGCAAAGGGGAAGTTGCGGCGCACATCCTGGCGCAAGGGCTGCGCGCCAGTGGCGGCGTAGAACTTGTAGGCTTCCTCGGTTTTGGGGTGCGCGATCAGCTTGTCGAAGAATTCCCGGCTGACGAGGGCATGCACGTCGGACATGCTTTCGCCGAGGAGGTTGTCCTCGATTGCCCGCAAAACCTCGCGGACCTTGCTTTGGACGAGGGTGCCTGCAGTGCCGAGCAGGAAATCCACCGAGATTTGCGCGAGGCCGAATTCGGTGAAGTAGTTGTACAAGGTGGTGCCCGCGCCGTCCTTCACGATCCCGCGCAGGGCGTTCATCTCCATGTATTCGCGGGTTTGGGCATGCTTGCGGCGCATGAGTTGCAACTTGCGGTTCATCACCTCGACCAAGGGATCGGCCGCATCAAACGCGCCCAGCGCGGGCTGGCCCTGAATGTCGCCGGGCAGGATGACATCATCATGCGGGATCCACGGCAGCGCGAATGACCGCATCGAGCGGCCCTCGCGGGTGCCGACAGTGGAGGGGCCACCCAGCGGCACCGAGGGCAGCAGGTTCAGGACGCCCTCGTATTGCTCGATGATGACGGAGCGCTGGGTGACGCCTTCGAAGCGGAACAGGCCGATCTGGCCGAGGCGAGTGTAGAGGTTGGGCAGGATGTTGATGGCCTGCGTCATCTCGGCCAGCGAGTAACCGCCAGCGTCAAAGGGATTGCGAACGATGGTCATGGGGTGCTCCGGGGGATTGAGGGGATTGGACGTCAGACGCCGTCGCGGGCGATGATGCCGACGGCGGCAAGCTGGCCAATCTTGGCGGTGATCTTGGCCGCGTCGTTGACGGTGCCCTCGTAGGCCAGGCCCGCGCGGGAGACGATCGAGGGGCCACGGGCAATCACGATGCCAACGGCGTCAGCCAGCGTGGCGTTCACCGGGTAAAGCAGCACGGCGACGGCGACCTGCGCGCCATCTGCACCGGTCGCGGCCGACAGGGTGTGCTTGCCGCTGGCGGTGATCCGGCCGAGGACGGCGCCGGAGGGGTAGTTGGTGCCGATCAGCAGGGTGACCACTTCGCGGGTGTAGTTCGGGTTGACCTCATATTTGAGGACATCGCCCATGCTGGGCGGTTCCGTCAGGACGGGCATTGGTCAGTCTCCATGGTTTGGGGGATGGGGAAGGTGGTGGGAGCGTGCGCTGGTTCAGCGCTTCGCGTCTGTCGCGGCCTTCTTGGCGGCAGCGATGATCGGGCTGTCTTTGGCAGCAGCCGCAGCCGGTGCGGTGGCGATGATGCCTGCTGCATCGCTGCGGGCGGCGAGATCGGCCAGAACCCGGGCACGCAAGGCTTCTGGCTTCAGCCCCTTGGTAACCGCATCGGCGGCGTCGATGGTCACGCCCAGCCTGGCAGCCTGCGCGCAAATCTGCGCCACCTCGGCGGCCTCGGCGCGCACGGCGTCGGCGGTCATGGTGGCGGTGACGGGTGCTGCCGCGTTCACCGGTGGTTCGGGGGCGGCGGGTGCGACCGCGTCCGCAGGCATTGCCACAGGAGGAGCGGCAACTGGTACCGGGTTCGGGGTTTCTGTGGGCGTGGTGGTCATCTGTGGACCCTTTCTGCTGGTGGAGGTTGTGCCGCGGGGTGCGGCGGCGAAGGCGTGGAAAGCGGTGACGGGATCGGCGAGATCGTCGGCCAGACCCGCCGCAATGGCATCGGCCCCGCGGAACACGGCGGCTTCGGTGGCCAGTGCTGCGGCCTGTGTCAGCCGATCCCCGCGACCTGCGGCGACGGTTTCGGCAAAGAGGAAGCGCACAACCTCCAGCTCACGCTGCATCTGGTCGTGGATGGCTTCGGGCAGGGGCTGATACGGATTGGCGTCGATCTTGTGCGATCCGGCGTGGATCAGGGTGACGGCGATGCCCTTTTGATCGAGGGCCCCGCTCATATCGGTGTGCAGCGCCACGACGCCGATGCTGCCAACAGCGCCGGTGCGGGGCAGGACAATCCGGTCAGCCTGGGACGCCAGGACATAGCCAGCCGACAGCGCATGTTCAGCGACGAATGCGTGGACCGGCTTTTGCAATCGCGCCGCCCGAATCCGATCCGCCAGATCGAAGGCCCCGGCGACCTCGCCACCGAAGCTGTCGATGTCCAGCGCGATGCCGCGAACGCCGGGATCGGCCAGCGCTGCCTGCAGCTGGGCGGCGATCCCCTCGTAGGAGGTCAGGCCCGACGATTGCCCGATCCACGCGCCCCGGTGCAGGAGGGTGCCTGTGATTTCGATCACGGCAATGCCGTCCACCACCGCATAAGGCTGGGTGCCATTCAGCTGGTGGCGCTGGGCGAGATCGTTCCCGAAAAGCGATGCCCGGGCGGGCAAGCTGGCGGCAGTTTGGTCATCGGCTTCCACCTCCAGCCCTTGGAAGGTGATCTCTTGCCCGGTGATGCGCTGCCCAAGCCCGGACAGGAAGGCCAGCGCCTTGGCCGGGTCCACCATCAGCGGTGTGTTGAAAGCGCGCTGGGCGATTTGGGCGTGGTGCATCATGCGGCCTCCTTGGGGTCGGGTTTTTCATCGGCGGTGTCTTCGCCCTCGTCGTCCTTGGCGCTGTTCTGATCTGCGTCTTTCGCCGCGCCTTCACCCGGCCCCTGTGCCGGGGATCCCGGGCGACGAAAGTCGAGGCCCATATCCCGTTCGCGTTTGCGCTCGGCGGCGATTTCGCGGTCCACCTGCTCGGCGTCGTAGCCGCGCTCAGCCAGAGCTTGCGTGCGGGATTTCAGGCCCGCTTCGATCTGCAGGATCTCTGCCGAGGCGTCCTTCATCGGGTCGATCCAGTCCCATTTGGTCGGAAGCCAGGCGCAGGCCTGAAATTGTCGCCGCTGGCTGTCATAGCCGGGCAAGTCGAGGGCCCCCGACAGCACGGCGGTGTCCATCCAGCGCACCCAGACCGCGCGGCAGAGCTGGTAGACGAGCACGCCGTGCTGCCAGGCCGAGATGCGACGCCGGAATTCGATCAGGCTGATACGCGTGTTGGAGAAGTTCCCCTTCGCCGTGTCGCCGGTCAGGTAGCCATAGGGCACGCCCAGCGCGGCCGCGATCTGCAGCAGGGTGCGATACTGGAAGGGCTCATAGGTGCCGCCTGAGTCTGGCGTGGCCGGGGTAGAGACATCCTCGCCGGGATCAAGGCGCACCACCTGGCCGGGTTCGACCTCCAGATCCTCCTCGGTCGGTTCCAGTGGGGTTTCCGGGGCGGGCGAGGTGATGAACATCGCGAACATCGCCGCGATCTTCTTTCGCTCCAGCTCGGCGTCGTCATAGAGGTCGAGCGTGAACAGTTTCACGATGGCGGCGGCGAACCGCGACACGCCGCGCAGCTGGCCCGCTTCCACCGGGTCGAGGACATGGATCACGTCTGCCGCCGCGACGCGGACGGTTTCCCCAGCCAGACCCGGATCGGTCAGATCACCGGGGTGGCGGCGCAGGAAGTGATAGGCGACGCGGCGCCCGATGCCGTCGAATTCGATGCCCTGCCGGATCAGCCCCGCGCCGGGCAGGGTCCGGTTCATGTCGAGTGGAAGCATCTCGGCAGGTAGCATCTGAAGTTGCAAGGGGACGGTCAGCCCATCCTCGGCCCGGCGCGGACGGATGCGGATGAACACCTCGCCCGACAGGAACACCTCGCGCGCGGCCCGGCGCTGCAGCCCGTAGAAATCGGTCAGGCCTTCGGCATCGGCATCATCGGTCCAGGCGAGCCACAGCGCCTGCAGCTCTTCCTTCTTGGCGGCATCCGCGATGGTCGACGAGGGTTTGATGCCGTCGCCGACGACATTGCTGGCGAAACTCTCTACCGCATTGGCCGCATAGCCATTGTTCCGGACCAGCCAGCGCGCCCTGGCGGTGATCGTATCGCCCGAGGCCGCGATCAGCGTGTTCACATGGGCGCGGCTGGCACGGAACCCGCGAAGGCGACGGTGGGCCTGTGCGGCATCGAAGCCACCGATGATTGACCCCAGCCGCTGGCGGAACGCCTCGAACGCCATGGATCACAGACCTTTTGACGCGACAGTGCCCCAGCGCCGACGGCGCGGCGTGCCGGTCGTAGCCGTCGCAATCCGGGTTTCCAGATCGCTGATGGAGTTCGCGAGTTCCGCGTCCGAGCCATAGTTGATCGATTTGCCGTCATAGCTGACCGAGCGGACGCCCGCGTAACGCGCCTCCTGCAGTGCGGCCAGCAAGGCGCGCATTCGTTCCAGATCCATCTTAATCCCTCATGAAGTTCGATGTGTAAGCCCGGCGTTTGCGCCGTGGCGTGGTGAGTGTTCCGGCCTTGGGCGGGGTGGGTGTGGTCGGTTCTGAGGCATCAACTCCGACAGCAGTCGGGGCGACGGGCGGTCGGGTTTCCACCCCTGCCTGCGCTTCCAGCCGTCGCCAGGTTGCCTCGTCCCAGCGGTCGGCGCCCATGATCCAGGCTGCCGCCCGGGCATAGACGCGGGCGTCCAGAGCCTCGTTGCGTTCCCGCATTTTCTGCCATTCGGGGTGGGCATAGCCGCGCTTGTTGCGCACCGTGACCAGCTGTTCGGCCACCAGCTGCTTGAGCCATTCGGTGTCAATCCAGTCTGGCAAGTGCACGGTGCCGGGGGCGTCCAGCACGCCAAGCGCGCGGTCCTCGTCCGAGGGGCGCTCCAACCGCAGGAAGCGGTATGTTTCTGTCTTGAACGTCGCTGTGGCCACTGACCACAACCGCGCCCCGCGGCGCAGACGTTTGCCGCCGATGGTGGCGTCGACAAAGGTCGGCCCCGACACCGGCGTGGCGCGGTTGAAGCCTTCCAAACCCTTGATCGGCGCGACCTGGTCGAACCCCTGCTTGCGCGCCCATGCGTAAACAGCCGGGGCTTCATAGCCGGTGTCGATGGCCAGCTTGCCGATCAGCATCACCGCACCATTAGCGCAGGCCCATGTCCGACCGAGCAGGGCCGTCAGCTTGTCCCAGCATGTCGGATCGTCGGGGCCACCCGGGATCACGATGTGATCCACAAGCCAGGACTCCAGGCCCCGGCCCCAAGCCCAGACATCGACCTCGATCCGGTCCTTCTGCACATCGACGCCAGCGGTCAGGAACAGCCCACCCATGGGGATCTGCACCCCGCCACAGGACTCGCGGCGTTCCGCCAGCCGCTGCCATTCGGGGGCATCGCCGCTCTCGACCCATGTTTCGCCCAGCAGGGTGTTGCGCGCCACACGCAGCATTTCCTCCGAGCCTTGCGCCGCCAGCCATTCGCGGGCGATCTGCTGCCAGCTTTTCCAGCCAAGCGGCGAATATAGCGCCGAGATGTGGAAGCCGATGGAATGCGGATCGGCTGACACAGCCGTCGCGCGCCACTCCCCGCGCTCCAGCATATGCGTCTTGTGATGCTCCGCGATAGGCTTCTCGCAGCCCTCGCAATGGTACGCCGCCGTGTCGGGCCGCCCTTTGTCCCAGCGCAGGCGTTCGAACTGCAGCCACTGCATCGCACCGCAATGCGGGCAGGGCACAAAATACCGGCGCTGGTCCGATGCCTCGAACTCGCGCTCGATCCGGCTCAGCCCTCGGATCGTCGGGGTCGAGACCATGAACACCTTGCGCCGGTGCGAGAACGTGGTGGTGCGCGCCTCGGCCAGTGTGACCGGGTCGCCTTCTTCGTCGGCAGAAGCTGGATAAGCGTCCACTTCATCGAGGAAGATGTAGCGCGCAGGCATCGACCGCAGGCCGGTGGCACTGTTGGCGCCGGTCAGCACCAGGATGCCGCCGGGGAATTCCTTCGACAGCATCGAATTGCCCGCGTCGCGTGACCGGGCGGGGTTTACCCGTTCGCGCAGGGCCGGACTTTCCGCGATCAGCGGATCAAGCCGCCCGCGTGACGTACGCTTGGCCAATTCCAAGGATGGCAATACCGCCAGCATCGGCCCCGGCGCGTGATGGATGACAAAACCGATCCAGTTGTTGCCAGCTTCGGTCGCGCCGACCTGTGCCGCCTTCATGAAGGTGACGCGTTGCGCCGGGTTGCGGGGCGACAGCGCGTCCATGATCTCGCGCAGGTAGGGCGCGCGCGCTGTCCGGTATCGCCCCGGTTCGGCCGCACCGCGCGAGGACAACCAGCGGTGTTCATCCGCCCATTCCGACACCGTCAGATCCGGGTCGGGCCGCATC